ATGTTTGCAAGGTTTAGTTAGTGATCCGAAAGCAAAAGATGGTTCTAATACTATTCTTCAGAAAAATTTTCCCGGTGGTACGTTAGGTCTGGTTGGTGCTAATAGTCCTAGAGGATTTAGAAGGGTGTCAAGAAGAATAGTTTGTTTTGACGAGTGCGATGGTTATCCGATTGGTGGTGCTGGGACTGAGGGTGATCAAATAACTCTTGGTATAAGAAGAACAGAATATTATTGGAATCGAAAAATAATTGCAGGCAGTACACCAACGATTAAAGATTTTAGTCGTATTGAAAAGATGTTTTTAAATACTCAACAAATGAGGTATCACGTTCCCTGTCCCAAATGCGGACACATGCAATATCTTAAATGGAGTCAATTTTGCTGGTTAGATAATGATCCAGATACAGTTAAATATAAATGTGAATCTTGTGCCGAGTTGATAGATCATTCTCAAAAGAGAAAGATGGTTGAACAAGGTGAATGGCGAGCTACATCAGCCAGTTCAAATCCTAAACATATAGGTTTTCATATTTGGGCTGCTTATTCTTATAGCCCCAATGCTTCTTGGTCAAATTTAGTAGAAGAGTTTTTAACATCAAAAGACGATCCTGAGCAATTAAAAGTTTGGATTAATACCATTTTAGGAGAGACATGGGATGATAGCTACCAAGCAAAAGTAAATGCAGACGGATTGATGCAAAGAGCAGCAGATTCTACATATACAAAAGCTATACCTCCAGACGAAGCATTATTTTGTGTTGCTGGAATTGATACGCAAGATGATCGTTTATCTATGTCAGTGTTTGGAATAGGAAGAGAATTTGAGTTATTTCTTATAGACCGAAATGTAATCTATGGTTCTCCTGCAAGAAAAGACGTATGGAAACAATTAGATGAAATTTTACTTGGATCTTATGAAACTCAAGGTGGTCATAAAATAAAAATTCTTAGTTCTGCTATAGACACCGGAGGACACTACACTCAGGAATGTTACCAGTACGTCAGGGAAAGATCTCAATGGGGTTTGATTGGAATAAAAGGTATAGGTACAAAAGGAAAACCAGCTTTAGGAAAACCTAGTGCTGTTGATATAAATTATGTTGGTAAGTCTGTACCTAGAGGAGTTAAGTTATATCCAGTTGGGGTAGATATGGTGAAAACTTTATTACATAACAAATTAAGAGATGCAGAAATTGGCTCTGGATATATACATTTTTACAAAGAAATAACACATGATTATTTTGAAGAGCTTACAGCAGAGAAACAAAAGCTACAAAATAAGAATGGTTTTCAAGAAAGAGTATGGGTTAAAAAGAATGGGGCAAGAAATGAAGCTTTAGACGAAATGGTTTATTCATGGGCTGCTTTAGAACGTCTTTTACAAAAATTTGATAGAAGAACAATATTTAACCAATTTGAAAGAGAAAGAAATAATGTTGAATCTAACAAAGAGTCTAAGCTAGACTCAAAGAAGGTAATTCGACCTAAAAGATCAAATTTTGTCTCTAATTGGTAAAAAAACGTGTTATTTCCCTCTAAAATTCGTGCCGGTGACTTTATTCAGTGGAAGTTAAATGCCACAAATGATGTCTATGGAAACCCTATAAGCAGTCCAGATTGGACAGTTTCTTTTTTTCTTAGAACTAATAAAAGTAAAGTTGGTACTTCTGTTCAAAGTACAGCAGATGGTGATGATTTTAAATTTGAAATCCCATCTTCTACTTCAATACAATTTTCTACAGGGGAATGGTTTTATCAGGCAGTAGCATCTAAGTCTGGAAATCAAAAACAAACGATAGCAACTGGGAAATTTACTGTTTTACCATCATTAGAATTTACAGGCACAACACCTAAACCTTTTGATGGAAGATCTGAAACAAAGAAAACTTTAGATCTTATAAATGCAGCTATAGAAGACATTGTTAAAAATGGCGGTGTTCAAGAATATAAAATAGGCACAAGATCTGCTAAAAAATATGAGTTAGGAGAACTATATATATTGAGAACACAATACTTAGCACAGGTAAGATTAGAAGAACAAGCTGAGACAATGGCAAATGGATTAGGTAATCCAAGAGCTATGTTTGTGAGGTTTAAAAAATGAATCGTTTTCAAAGAGCAATTATTAGATTAGTTGCCCCAAGAACTTTAAGAAAGCATAGATCTGCTAGGTCTTATCAAGGTGCTTTAATTAGTAGGTTAACTTCTGATTGGAGATCAAGTCAGTTAAGTGCAGATGCGGAAGTAAGGCAAGGTTTAAGAAAACTAAGAGATAGATCGAGAGAATTAATAAGAAACAATCCGTATGCAAAACAAGCAAAGCGTTCTACTCAGTTAAATATAGTTGGCACTGGAATGGATTTTCAGTCTCGTGTAAAACAGATTAGAGGTAATAAAAAAGATGAAAGAATTAACGATTTAATAGAAGAGAAATGGGCTGAATGGTCTGAAGCAACTAATTGTGACTGTGCAGGAAAACATAGTTTTCATGAATTTGAATGGTTGTTAGCAGGAGCATTGCCTGAGAGTGGCGAATGTATTTTCAGAATAGTTAGACAGCCATTTGGAGAATCAAAAGTACCGTTAGCATTGCAAGTTATAGAAAGTGACTTATTAGATGAAGAATATAGTGGAGCAACATTAGCTAAAGGTAATGAATGGCGAAATGGTGTTGAAGTTGACTCATGGGGCAGGCCAGTACGTTACTCCATCATGTCCCGACATCCCGGAGATGCTTATTACTTAACTAATCAAGGCAAACAGAAAGAAAATTTACTTGTATCAGCAAAAGATATTATCCACCTATTTCTTCCAGAAAGACCCGGCCAAAATCGAGGTGTGCCTTGGTTTCATCCTGTAATGGATGACTTACATCAACTCTCAGGTTTTGAAGAAGCAGCAGTAATTCGAGCGAGAATTGGAGCCTCCATAACCGGCTTCATCACCAATAATTCTGGAGAGTTAATAGGTGATGACGTAGAAAATAATGAAAGAATACAAGACTTTGCTCCGGGGGAATTTCGGTACTTAGCTCCGGGCGAAGGAATAACTGTCCCAGATATTGATTATCCTCATCAGCAGTATGAGATGTTTGTCAAAAACAAGGTCCGTAGGTTCGCAGCCGGATTTGGCTGTAGCTACGAAACTATATCAAAGGATTTCAGCGAAACGAACTATTCTAGTTCACGTTTAAGCTTGTTAGAAGATAGAACTCACTGGCAATTTTGTCAGAGATATATAATTAAGAATTTTCACAAAAGAATATTTAAAGAATGGCTTTCGTTAGCTGTTTTAGCTGGTGAATTAGATTTTCCTGATTATGCTTCAAGACCTTCTAGATACTGCAAACCAGTATGGATTCCACCAACACAACACTACATTGATCCACTAAAAGAGGTGAAAGCATATCGTGAAGCTGAACAAGCTGGATATATGTCTAAGTCACAAGTTATAGCTATGAGTGGCGGTGGAGATTATGACGATATTATTAGAGAAATATCTAGAGAGCAGGATGTAGCAGAAGGTTTAGGAGTAAAATTAGATAAAGATTTAGATCTTACGGTTGAGGAAGGCCAGCTTGAGTTAAACTTGCCGGAAGTAAAACAAGTTAGTAAAACTAAAAAAAGGAGTAAAAAGTAAATGGCAAATGTCAACGGTGTTTCTATAAGTCTGATGCCTACTGATGGCATGAGGGCAGAAGCAAGACGTTATAGAGAGTGGAAGAAAGAAGGAGAAGGAGGAGGTACAGATGTAGCCAGAACTAGAGCAACACAAATATTAAGCGGTAATGAGCTATCTGCTGATACTGTTATTACAATGAACGCATGGTTTGCCCGACATGAATCGGACAAATCGGGCAAAGGTTTCCGTCCGGGCGAAGATGGCTATCCCAGCAATGGGAGGGTCGCTTGGGCCGCTTGGGGCGGGGACGCAGGACAATCTTGGTCCAGAACCAAGTCTAATCAAATCAAAAAAGCAAGGGAGCGTACTATGTCTGAAGAGCATGAATTGAAAAAAGAAGAAGCAGTAAGAGCAGCACCGGACGCTCTTAAAACTGGTGATTTTGTTGCTTGGAACGCTAGTGGTGGTCGAGCTAGGGGTAAAATTACTCGTATTGTCAGAGATGGCGAAATAGACGTACCAAGTAGCTCTTTTGTTATAAAAGGTACACCTGAGAATCCTGCTGCATTAATACAGGTTTATAGAAATGGTGAAAGCACTGATATTTATGCAGGCCACCGATTTTCAGCACTTACAAAAATTGCCGATATTAGAACGATTGAGGCTGGAGATAAATTTGAACGTAAAGAAGTTACGGACTTCAAAAATGTAAAATCAAGAACTTTCGAGTTTCCTTTCTCAAGCGAACTACCAGTAAAACGGTTTTTTGGTGACGAAGTGTTAAGCCACGAAGAAGGAAGTGCAAATTTAGTAAGACTAAATGATTCTGCTCCGTTCCTTTTTAACCATAATCCTGACAAAGTTCTAGGAGTAGTGGAAAGTGCGTATATAAATCCTAGCGACATGAGAGGTTACGCTAAAATCCGCTTTTCTCGCTCTAAATTCGCTTCTGAAGTCTTAGAAGACGTTAAAGACGGTATTTTGCGTGGTATTAGTTTTGGGTACAGTCTGGACGAAGTGGAAGAAACGGACACTGGACTCCGTGCGACCCGATGGACCCCACACGAGGTTAGCTTGGCAACTATCCCAGCAGATAACTCAGTTGGCTTTGGAAGATCTTTAGTAGAGAATATTTCATCAGAAAATGTTACTTTAGAAGAGGAAAACATTATCATTAATGATAACTCTCCTCTTGAGGAGATTCGTTCTGCGGAATCTACCGCACTATCTAATCCGTCTATGGAAGAAACTACTAAAGAAACTGCGGTGGAAACAAAGCCATCCGTAGAAGTTGATGTTCAAGCTGAGGTACAACGTGCTTTAGATGAGAACAATACTCGTGTTGCTGAAATCACTTCAACTTGTCGTGAATTTGCAGAATACGGAGCAGAAGAGCTTACTGAAACTTTAATTAAAGGCGGTAAGTCTGCAACTGAAGCAAGATCTGCAATATTAGATCTTGTTAAAAATAAAAAAGTTACACCTATTCGTTCAACCGACATGCAAATTGAAGGAAAGAAATCTGAGGAGTTCTTAGATAAAAAAGAAGCTAAGCAATTCTCATTCTTAAGAGCTATCAATGCTCTTGCAAATCCTGCTGACAAAGCAGCACAAGACGCAGCAACATACGAGCGTGAATGTTCTGAAGAAGCAGCAAAGCGTTACGGTAGACCAGCAAAAGGCATCTTAATTCCTAACGAAGTACTCAAGAGGGATTTGAATGTTGGCACTGCTGCTGATGGGGGAAATCTAGTCAGCACAGACTTGCTCAGTGGTTCATTTATAGAAATCTTAAGGAATAAGATGGCTATTATGGAAGCTGGGGTAACAATGCTAACTGGGCTAGAAGGGAACATCAGTATTCCGAAGCAAGACGGTAGTACCAGTGCTTATTGGGTCGGTGAGGGAGCAGCCCCTACAGAGGGACAGCAATCCTTCACACAGATTTCAATGACACCAAAGACGATTGGTGCTTTCACTGACTTCACTAGAAGAACTCTTCTACAATCATCTATTGATATTGAAGCATTTGTTAGAGATGACATTGCTAAGAAGATCGCTCTTGAGCTAGATCGTACAGCTATCTATGGAACTGGTTCTTCTAACCAGCCACTAGGTCTAACTCAAACTTCTGGTATTGGCTCTCAAACCTTAACTGGCACAGGCACATTTTCTGAGCTAATTGGTATGGAAACTGATGTTGCGGTTGCAAACGCAGAAGGCAACTCAATGAAGTATCTAATTAACGCAACAACAAGAGGTGCTTTGAAGTCAACAGAGAAGACAAGTACTTCTACTGCTAACTTCGTGTTTGAAAATAATCAAATTAATGGTTATCAAGCAATTACTACAAACCAACTTGTAAATAACGATGTAATCTTCGGTGATTTCAGTCAGTTTATTGTTGGTATGTGGTCAGGTTTAGATCTAACTGTAGATCCTTTCGCTGGGGCAACTTCCGGTACAGTAAGAATTATTGCATTGCAAGATATTGACTATGCAGTAAGACAAGCTGGTGCTTTCTGTTTCGCAACATAATATGAAAGTTACCCTAATTAGGGGTGTAATGATAGCTGGAGTCCATCAGGACTCCGGCACATCTATTGAAGTAGATGACAATCTTGCAAGAACCCTTATAGCGAGTGGTAAGGCTACCTTGCCAACTCCAAAGCCAAAGGAAAAGCCTAAAGCAAAACCTAAAGCAAAACCAACAGTTGATAACGACAAAAACAATGGCACTGAATAGAGGAAATCTCGAAAAGTTGGAACTCTTAGCTGGAGTTGCGACAGGAGAAAAAACTGCTACTGGAAATGGTAGTAGTGTAGATTTTAAAGGTTATGAAGGAGACATCCTTTTTATTCTTGATTCTGCTGCTGGTGGTGGATCATCACCAACATTAGATGTAACTATTGAAGATTCTGCTGACAACTCAACATTTGGAGCTTTGTCAGGAGCAGCATTTTCACAAGTTACTGGCACAGCTTCAGTACAAAAGCTATCTATTAGTGCTGATGAATGTAAAAGATATATTCGTGTTAAATACACAATCGGTGGATCATCACCTACATTTACATTTTCTGTAAATGGTTTAGGTTTGAAAAAGTATGGTTAATTTATAGCCCCAAATTGGGGCTTTTCTTATGGCATTTAAAGAAAATCTAGATTTATTTTTTACAGAGTTCACTGATGAAGTGATTTATGATAATGCTGTTTATTCTGGAATGTTAGATGAGCCTGATGAGATAATTGCTGATAATACAATTTTGTCTACAGAGTATGAGATGAAGGTAAAAACAAGTGATTTTAAAAATGTTTTGTTTGATAAGCCAATTCTTGTAAATTCTATTTCCTATACAGTGAGAAACATAAGAAAAATAGATGATGGCAAAATTTCAATTATTTCTCTGAGCAAAGAAGATGACGACTAAAAGAGAGCAAATACTTGCAAAAGTTAAAACCATTTTAACTTCAACAGCAGGAATAAATAAACGTATATATAGAAATAGAGTAGAACCTTTTGCTCGTGAAGAATCACCTAGTATTGTTGTTGAGTTTTCTACTGATAATCCTTCTCTAAGAAATCGTGATTTTATTGATTGGACTTTATCAATAAGGGTAATAGTTATCTGTAGGCATAAAAATCCAGATACAAAAGCTGATGCAACAGTTGCAAGTTTGCATACTAAATTAGTTGAAGATCCTACACTAGGAGGTTTGGCAATAGATACAGGCTGACACTCCAGCAGGAATATATACTTGTAATTATGAAATAGATTACAGATCTACATATAATGATTTGTCAACTTGATTTATAAATAATATGATTACTTTATACGCAACTTTTCACTACAATGAGTAATGAAAATCCGGGTGAGGGTGGGAGTTACCTACTTGATCCTAAAACTGGTAAAAGAACTCTTGTAAAAAGAACTTTGCCATCTCCCGAAAAATCTCCCGAAAAATCCACAGAGGTAAAAACTGATGACACTACTGACCAACAAACAGAGTCTAACGATTGAAACAGAGTCAGCATATAACGATAGCACGACTCCTACTGGTGCTGACGCTCTTTTAGTTTCTAATCTAAGTGTCACTCCAATGTCTAGTGACTCTGTTAATAGAGAATATGTAAGACCTTATTATGGTGCATCAGAATCATTGCTCGCCAACTTAAGAGTTGAAATTAGCTTTTCAGTCGAATTTGTAGCTAGTGGGACCGCCGGTACACCTCCCGGATATTCTAAAGCCTTACTCGCATGTGGCCTTTCAGAAACAATCAGTGCTGGGACAAGTGTTACTTATGCTCCT